GATGGTGCGGTTGGAGACAAGCAGCTCGCGTGGGGTAGCACGCTGGATCGTTCGGTCGATAGTGTCGCGGCACTGCGCGCCCTTCAGAGTTCTCGCTATACGCGAGTCCACACCAAAGGCTATGCGACTGTTGGCGACGGTGGCGAAGGCGAATACTGGCTCGACACGTCAGTCTCCAGTTTCACCCTCGCGACTCCATCTAACGTCTCTTTGACCGCCGCTATTTCTGGTGGTTACCTGACTGCCGGATCATACGGATACCGGGTTGCCGCGATTGATGAATCAGGGACGACTGCTGCGTCCGCAACCTCATCAATCAGTACGACCGGCACTACCAGCGCCGTCACCGTTTCATGGAATGCCGTGGCCGGGGCGGCCGGTTACATCATCTACGGTCGAACCGCTGGTTCTGAGCAGGAACTGGTACGCGTAAGTTCTTCTTATACGACGTGGGTCGACACTGGCGGCATTACGAACGGTCTTGGCTTCCCGCGTGCTGGATCTTGGCAATGGGATAACGGCGGCTCACGAATTCAGGCGTCGGACGGCGGCCGTTATCGATTGCTCGTCGCTGGCGGGCGATACAACATAGAGCAGTTCGGCGCGAAGGCGGACGGCGCTACCGATAACACCGCGGCTATCAATAGCGCGATCATCGCTGCGTGGTGCAACGGCGGCGGAGAAATCCTGTTCCGCGCGGGCGTCTACATGTCAGGCCAGATCGTCATGCAGACGAACGTGCACTTGCGCGGAATCGGCACGGATCACTCTGGGCATTTCCAGTCGCCGTCGTTTTCAAACACGCTCGGGACGACGCTGCGGCAACTCTCCGGCATCAACCCTGGCAACGGCTTCCTATTCGTCCCGCTGTACGTCCATAGCAACCGCATCACAAGCATCAACGTCGACGGCAACGCGGGCGGCAACCCGACGCAGGGCGCAACGATCTACGTCGCGCCCGGCTTCCCGGATTCTGACTTCAGCAACCAATCAGAAGACCTCTACTTTACGCTGCGTGACTGCGGTGTGATGGGCGGTACGACCTTCGGTGTTTACGCGGGTGCAGCCGGCCGCGGCGGCCGGATCCTCAACTCGTACATTTATTCGAATCCCGGCGATGGCGTACGCATCCAGACATCCGACTGGACGATCTCGGAAACGTTGTTCGGAGTGAACGGGAATAACCTGGTCTTTCTCGGCGCGAATGCCTGCCATGTAACCGGCTGCGACATCTTTACGCCACAGGAGACGACGATCGGGTCGACCGGATCCAACGTCATCATCAACGATTCGAGTTTCTTCTCTGGCCCGGTTCCATGCGACGGAATCTGGTTCACCAGTTGCGAATTCGACTATGCGGCGGAACACGGTGTCGCAATCTACGGCACCAACACGACCGGTATCGTGTTTCAGGGTTGCCGATGGAACTCTAGTTCCATCAACCACGACAACCAGTATTCGCATATCGCCATTGGTGCGAATGTGATGAGTGGCGGCGTCACGCTCGCGAACTGCGAATTCGATGTTGGGGCCCCGCCAAACCTCGCGCAATACGACATTCTGTTCGCCGATACGGCGAAATGGATCAGGGTGTCAAATAACCTGCACCTGTCGGGGTCGAACCGTACCGGCGTATCAAATAGTCTAGCCAGTCTTCGTATGGGTCCAGGCTCCGCCGATTCAACATGCTTCATGGACGGAGCAGGCCGCGTGTTTGGCTCACAGTTGAGGGTGAACAGCCAAACTGACATTTACCAGAGCCAGATCGCTAACTTCTCGGCCGTTGAAAACACGAACGTTCTCGAAGTTCTCGGCGGCAGCGCATCATCCCTCAGCATTCGCACAGTGAACACGGGTGGTTATGCGCCTGGGGCTTGCGCTGTCTATGTCGGGAAGAACACCTCTACGAGCCGGTCCCTGAATGCCGGCGGCACGATCAACGCAAATGGCGCCGATTACGCCGAGTATGAATTAAAGCGCGCCGACTGCGGCGCAATCGCGAAAGGCCAGATCGTCGGCTTCGACGAGCACGGCAAGCTCACTGACAAGTTTGCGCTCGCGATCCGCTTCGGCATCAAATCCACGGCTCCGAATCTCGTGGGTGGGGACGACTGGCATCTGGCGGCCGGCGATGCACCGGTCGCGCCCATCAAGCCTGCCGATATCGGCTCTCCGCCGACGCTGGCAGTCAGCAGTCATATGGGCACGGAACAGCGCGCATTGGCCGATTCAGAGTATCGGGCAGCTATGTCCGAATGGATCGCAAAGAACGCCTTATATTCCGCTGTCATCGCGCAGTACGACATCGATTTGGCCGCCTACAAGGAGGCCTACGCCGCATACGAGGCTAAGGTCGAAGAACTGCGCGCAACGGTCGATCGCATCGCCTACTGCGGCAAGGTTCCGGTCAACGTCACAGGCGCCAAGCCAGGCCAATACCTCGTTCCTGTTCAATCAACCGACGGAGGCATTGAGGGGTCGCTTGTCGACCAGTCAGCAATCACCTTTGACCAATACAAGATCGCAGTCGGCTGCGTTAGCCGCGTCCGCGAAGACGGGCGCGCTGAAGTGGTTGTGAAGGTTTCGTAAATGACCACCAACGGGGTAAGCATGAAAGAGATGGCCGCAAGCGCCGTGAAGGCGACGCCGCCTGTCGGGGCAAATGTATGGCTTTGGCTCGCCGGCCATGACATCAACTGGTGGGTAGCGCTTCTGACGATCGGATACATCGTCCTGCAGGCGTTCTATTTGATCAAAAACAACGGTCGGAGGGGGCGGTATGAGCAGCTTTGACGATGCGTTCACCGCTCTCATTGGCAACGAGGGCGGCTATTCGAACAACCCGACTGATCCGGGTGGCGAAACGATGTGGGGTATCACAGCCCGTGTCGCACGCGCGTGGGGCTATACGGGTGCGATGCAAGACCTTCCCCTCGATACTGCGAAGCAGATCGCGAAGAAGAACTATTGGGATCCGTACCAGTGTGACCAGTTCGATCCGCGCATTGGCTTCCAGGTGTTCGATGCGGCCTATAACGGCGGGCGTCCGGCGCAGTGGTTGCAGCAGGCAGCCGGTGTAAAGGCTGATGGTGTGATCGGTTCCATCACCGTGGCAGCAGTGCGCGCGGCCGATCCGATGAAGATCATCATGCGCTTCGACGCTTACCGGCTGCAATACCTCGGCAATCTGTCCACGTGGCCCACCTTCGGCCATGGCTGGGCCAACCGCATCGCCAACAACCTGATTCGAGGTGCAGCATGAGTGCATGGGATTCAGCATTGAACGTCGTCAAGACGCTCGCGCCGACAATCGCCACCGCATTGGGTGGTCCGCTCGCCGGTGGCGCCGTGGTGGCGCTCGAAAGCGTCTTTGGCATCACACCAAAACCGGATGCATCGACGGATGACCGGCAATCGTCGCTCGCCGCGGCGATCAGTGGCGCGACACCCGAGCAGTTGGCTGCGATGCGCGCGAAGGATCAGGATTACGCGCTCGCCATGGCGCAAGCCGGGTTCAAGAACACCGAAACCCTGGCATCCCTCGCAGTCGAGGACCGGGCCAGCGCGCGGGCGATGCAGATCAGCACCAAGAGCCTGACGGCGCCGTTTCTTGCGATCTTCGTCACGCTGGGCTTCTTCGGTTGCCTCGCGCTGATGATGTTCTATCCGATCCAGAAGGAAGCGCACGACGCCTTGATGCTGATGCTCGGCGCGCTCGGCGCCTCGTGGTCGGCGGTCGTCGCGTACTACTTTGGCAGTTCGGCGGGGAGCGACCGTAAAACCGAACTGCTCGCACAATCCACGCCGGGGGCATCTCAATGAACCTGATCCTTCGCTACCTGATGAACTGGCTAATCCTGCTCGATCAGGCGCTCAACACACTTGCAGCCGGCTCCCCGAACGAAACCATCAGTGAGCGTGCGGCGAAGGCGCGCAACGCCGGTCGCAGGTGGGGCTGCGTTCTTTGCCGGTTCCTCAACTGGATCAACCCTGGCCACTGCGATAACGCTCTCACATCAACCATCGGCGACGACGCCGTAATTCCTGACGGTAAATAACCATGAAGAAACTCTTTGGTGCGCTTCTTGCGCTTGTCTCGTCGGCCGCCATTTCGGCCACGCTCAATCCTATCCAATTGCTGAACCCGACTGGCTCGACATCCGGGCAGGTGATTATCTCGACCGGCTCCGGCACGGCGCCCGCATGGAGCAACGTCCCCGCAACGGCCTTGGCGTCTCAGTCGGCTAACTCGGTCA